TCTTCAAATAGTTCAATTTTAAGTCCTTCAATATAAACTTGTACTTGCTTCATATTACGTTATTTATTGCATTGAAAGCAAAGTCAAACTCTAAAGAATAGTTAATCATTTTTTGGTTTATATTCTTGAATAGCTCCGTTGACTTCGTGTTAATCTTTACGGGCAAACTGTTTATTAATATTCGTTCGCTTGTCATTAGCTGCTCCAATAAATCGTTGTAGCTTTCAGTTACCCAGTCCGTGTTTACTTTTATGCTACGTTTTGCCGTTGTATTAAATACTTTGCGTTGACCTTCTAAAGTATTATAATTCGGGAACGTGCTTTGCATTAAATTGTATTCCGTGTTTTCAACGCTAAATGTATCGTTAGACGCTGCGAAAAACCAAGTTCTTTGCCAACACCCGTAACGGTTTACAAAGTCGCACAAAACGGCTGTATATCTACAAAGCTCGAACGGTTTAAAATAACCAGTCCAAACAGTTACGTCGTTACCAGCAAGGTTGACCGTTATTTCTAATTTGTTTCCAGCAGCATAATAATTTTGGTAAACTCTTGGAACGTCTAAAATTGAATTGTTTGTTAAGTTTTGCGTAAATGTAGCTGCCGTTGATAAGTTAGTGTACTTCGCTTTGTAGCTCGTTCCAGTTCGCACCATTATATGACCCGCCCTTCTACTATTATCAGTACTTGGATTTGTACCGTCGTAGTAATAAAAATACGTTCCGTCTTCGTGTAAAATATCGTAAACCAATCCAAAGTTACTGCCTTCTTCATACCATGTAAATCCGTCGTAAGCGTATGTTGTAGTAGTGTTTAAAAGCGTGTAAACACCACCGTCTAATTTGTACCTTTTCAATTGAACGTTGCACCATTGACTTGTGTCAGTTGCGGCAAAAGTATTATAAATTTCTTGTCTTGTATTCCAAGTAATATACTCACGAATATACGGACTTACATTATAATACGTCTTTACGTTGTTTGAAGCGGGTATTAATTTACTCAAAGTGTAACTTGGCGAAGCTGGAGCGCTCCCAGTACCGTTCCAAATAAATACCTCTAACTTAGAACCGTCTTGTCCCGTTTCGGATATTTCTACTATATAAGGTGAACGTGCAAAAATACTCATTTTATATTTTTTAAATTTTGGTCTAATATTTCGTTTAACAGTTGTTCGGCATCTAATCCGTATTTATCTATTAACGTATCGGGCAAAGTTTTGTAGGCTGCTTCAAAAGGTCGTGTAAAAAATAAACTTGGTTTAATACCATTGTAAAAAATACTACGAGCTACTAAAAATTGAATTGACTTTTTAAATCCAACTGCGCTTACAGTACGTCCCGTAAACTTACCTTTTGACCTTGGTGCTATTCCTTTGCGAACAATCCATTTATCCAATTTACTTGGCGGCGGCATTTTAGTTTTATAAGAATACGGTGTATCAAATTTTTGTTTAACACCTGAAACCCCTTTGTCTTGAAAATTACCGTAAGGTTCCATCTCAAAATAAACACCTATTGAATTAGGCATTTCTTTAACATCGCCCTTTATTGAATTGGATAATTTACCGCTGGTATCTTTGCCTAATCTTTGCAGTTCGTTTTTTGCTTCAGCTACTACTAAATCACGGAACTTTTCTAAGGCTTTTAATCTTTCACTCATTAACAAACAGTCATTTCGTTAGGAACTAAAATATCGAAAGTCATAGTCCAACCAGCTAAATAGTTTTCAAACCTTTCAGCGAAGGCTTCTAAGGTTGGGTTACCGTCTACTTGAAAAGCATCAGTAAATAAATCACCCCTTCGTAGTTCTTCGTACAATCTATTTAGAACTGAAAGCATAGTATTTAATACGTACACTTCGTTATCGTTTCCGTTGAATATATCCGTATCTTCGTCTTTTGATTTGTTCACAATATCCATCGCCATCAAACTTACGTTAAAACGAATTATGTTACTTTCAAACGTTGCGTTGTTTACTATGATATGAACTAAAGGAAATATTGTTTGCTTTGCCAAATCCACTCCGAAAATATCACCTTGTGTTACCGTGTTTACAAATGGATCGTTTTCTAAGTTGGTTTTTAACGTATCTAATACCGTGTAATAATTACCCATGTCGTTGTATTTTTTTTAATTCTCTATCTTCTATTTCTCGTTTCTGTCTTTCGTAAGTGAGGTAGGTAAGACATTTTCTAACTCCCAACTTGGTAACGTCATCAAACTTTGTAACGTCTCCCTGAGAAAGCGCATAGATTGAATTGTACCATCCCCATCGTTTATTAAATTGCGTTCTTTCGCTAAAGTCATTATCTTCGGATTCTTCTTTATCTCCGTCTCCAAACAGGTAAGCGTATGTTGTACTAAGTCGCTTCCTAAAGTCGAAAAAAAAACCGTTGCACCTAAGACAACATTTAACGGTGCGAACTTCATTACATCGCTAAATTCATCCGTACCCGTATATTCAAATATTTCGTATCGGTCTTTTACTTTCTTTGTGATAGGCCTGTACATTACAGCCATCGCTTTATGAAAAGTTTCTACGCTTGAAATATTACTTTCTAAATCAATGTATTCTCCAAAGGTCATATCTTCTAAATTAGGAATAAACCCGAATTCAGTATCCTTTATTTTAAATGTAGCTTGAAATTTAGGCTTCGCTTTGAATATTTCGTTTAAATGTAGGGTCAAACTTTTAACGTCGCTCCATTTTACTTTAACTACGTCTTTCATTTTTAAACCACAGAATATTTCTATAGTCTTTTGACCGATAAATTCCTCGTCGTTTGACTTTTCGACTACCTTCATAAATTCTTGGTAGCTCTTTAAAGGTATTTCACTTAATGAAGTAGGTATTACAATTTCTGTTTTCATTCTATATATTAACTTTTAATTCGTGTTTTTGTAGTTTGTAAATATAATTCACACTATTTGCATACTTGAACGGGTGCGAAATATTATTTATTTACCAAATATGATATTTACCGTAGTTAGAATTCATTCCTAACGTTTCCATTTCGTGGTATCGCAGCGCATCAATACCATGATTGTTTGTGTCAATCGGTTTGTTTAAGCGTGTGCCTTGCTTGTCCGTGTCCCAGCAATACGCTCGAAGTTCTTTAATTAGATTTGTACTATTTGAAGTAACTAAATATTCATTACGTTGCATAACATCTATTCCGTAGTTTATTGAATCCTTACCCTTTGTAACGCCTTTAATTGTTATTCCGTAGCGTTTTATTTCTTCAATGCTTTTCGGCTCGCTTGAATCAGCGTAAACGGGTACGTGTTTCGGTAGTGCGTTTGCAATATCGCTGTTTAACATTCCCGTTTGGTACTTCAGTTCGTTTATTATTCGTTGCCCGTTGTAATTGTATATTTCTATTATTGCAGTTGGATCGTTCGTGTACCCGAAGTCTAATCCAATACCTATTAAATTCGCTTCTTTAGGCAGTATATCGATAGTTTTCCAATTACTAAATATAACGCCTTCAAGCATTCCTATTTCGCCTAATCCGTAAACCCTCCACCAATTACTCCAGTATGCGCTTGTTTCGGCTTTTAAACGGTTCTTTTCTATTTGTTGAACAATACTATTGTCTAAGGCTTCGTTGTCCTTGTACGTTAGAATTAAGAAGTCGCTGTCTTGTTCGTCTTTTAGTTCCTTGTGTACCCAAAATTCGCTGGTAGGGTTAAAATCTAAGTAAACAAATTTCTTTGTTCTAATATTAAGCTGCTGGAAACTTTCAAAGTTTACGTTGTTACATTCGTTTATAAATAGAATATCACGCCTTGCACCCCTTAATTTGTCGGGTTGGTCTGCGCTAAAAAATTCAATATAACTACCTTTATTAAATCGGTATGTAAGACTTGATTGGTTAAAATTACCTTCGTTGAAATTACCTATCCATCGCATTATTTTTATAAAATCTTTTAATGCTCCTCTTTTAATATGTGGTATTGATTCAGCAACTACCGATATTTCGCTGTTCGGATTGTCAATAGCGTATTGAATTAAAAAAGTAAGGATTGTAAACGTTTTCGAACTTGAAGTTCCGCCTTGAATAATTCTAATTCTTTTTTTTAATTGTGCTATTTTTTTTTGTGCTGTTGTTTTAGTCAACATCTATATTAAGTTTATTAAATATAGGCTTTTCAGCTTCTTCTGTTACATTATGATTCATTGCCAGTTTTCGTAATTCTTCAGGTGAAGCAATCAATTTCATTAACGCCATTTGTAAAGCTGGTGCGTTTGACTTATACCATTTTGAACGCATTGAAACTTTTAATTCAGTTCTATTTTGGTTTAATAATTCTTTTAGCTCCTCCGATTTTTCCATTTCCCAAGC